CACGGGGCCACGAAACATCTTCGGGAGGCAATGTATTAAACAGAGTCTTGAACTCACGGATAAATCTCTGGGTGGTTTCCTCGGTGCCTTCCACGATAACACGGAAGATTTCTTTCATCTTGTCACGAACAACCGAAGGAGTCGATGACTTGATTGCCTCGATACCCATCATCTTGAGTTTAGGTTCTGCGTACTGGACACCCTCGTTATTATGCACGTTCAGGATATATCGTTTCTTCGCCATCCAGATACCACGGTCTGCGATTACCTCACGACCCATCTCCATGCGATTCTCATACGCACCAGTGACAACTGCCATATCTGCGTAAGATGTTTCCAAAACTTTCTCGAAGTGTTCGGAGCATATCTTGTCTAAGAATTTAACAGGGTCTTTAGGAGCAAACCTATCAACAAGGGAAGACATACGAATGTAAAGAGAATCGGTGTCAATTGCCACAACGTAGTCTTCATCTGTTTTAAGTAGTTTTTGCATTTCATTATTAACAGCCCGTTCTGCCCATTTGATTGCGAGTTGACCAGCAAGAGTAATTGACTCTGCAACCCGCTGATCAAAATATCTGAAATAGCGATTCCCGAGGGCCCCATAAAGTGAATTCATAAGAATCTTAATGGCCATCTGTTGGTTGTCAAGAGATGATATCCTATATGCCAAAGCATTAGTCGGATTCTCCTGATATTCCTGTTGGAGTTTCAACATCTCGGTCTTAATAACACGACGTTCCGTGTAGTACTGTTTAATCACCGTAGGAATAACACCCTCTCTATCATGCGAGAAAGCGACTCCAGTTGGCGCTATAGAGAAGTTAGACTCAGAGACCTTGTACGTTCCATCAAGAAACTTATCGACGCTAACACCAGTAGTAATCCCATCGCGCACAGTCTCAGGGGACATATTGTATTGCACAATGATGTTTGGATACAGGGAGTTCAAGTCGAAAGAGGTGACCCAGTCGTGTGACCCAACTTGAGGTTCCTTAACGTAACCGCCTGGATATGAGGTCTTAGGTTTCTCAGATTTGGAAGGGACAACGACCTTCATCTTATTCAGCATACGGTAAATGATGCTGTCCCAGATATTAGTAGTACCAAGAGTGTCACCATAGTTAACACCACCACGATACGCCATGGTGAGTACCAGAGTAATCAAGTCGAGCTTCTCATCGATCTTGTGAACCAACTCCACGTCTTTGATGTTATAGTCGATGAACTTTTGGAAGTCGTTTTCATAAAGAGCGTGGAGGTTTCCGTGCTCCTCATAGGACAACTTACGTTCACCCAAGACAACGTGGGCGATATGGTCTAGACGATAGGATTCTTGTTGACCCAGAGTGTTGAGAGTAAACTTTTTGAAGATTTCGATGTAATCAAGATGTTCTACACCCTCAATCACGTATTCTTGATTGGGACGACCTTGGATAGTGACAGTACGTTCACGCACCGCACCCCAAGGAGATAACCGTTTCAATAACGTGTCATCCCCGAAGAGTTTGAAACAACGGTTAACAATATATGGAATATCGAAGAACCTACTGTTCCAACCTGTCAGAATGTCAGGGGCATAGTGAGACCAGTGCTCAATAAACTTGCGGAGAAGATCCATCTCGTGGTCGCATTTGATATAGAGGACTTCTTCACGAGTGGCGACATAGTCTCCACATGCCCACACCCAGTAGGTACCATCATTCTTGCGCATTGCAATAGAGGTGACTGGATATGCAGCCTTGCCCGGCTCAGGGAAACCGTCCTTACTGTAAACCTCGATATCAATATTCGCAGTCCGGATTAGGTCACGGTCAAAGTTTATTTTATTCGGAAATTGTTCGCCGATATACTGAGCAACGTAATTGTTGTTGCCATATACTTTAAAGTTATGCACATCAGCATACTTCTTGAGAAAGTCAGTCGCATCGGACATAGAGTCCAAGACACACTCAGTGACGGGGAGACCGTCCAGAGTCTTCCACTCAGATTCTTTCTGACTGGTGACATATAGTTTAGGTTGGAATGGAATACGTTTCTTGACCTGCTGGCCGTTCTCGTAACCGCGATATAGAATGTGCTTACCCATACGGATAGCAGAGGAATAAAATTTTGTCATAGAACCCATTATATATGAAAAGGGGGTTGTTGTCAACCCCCTTCGTAATGTTAAAATTCAGAGATGTTAATGAGTTTACCAAGGTCATACTCATCTGAATATCTAGATGTTATCTGTGGAACTATACCGACAACAACGAAGCGTTCATCGTATGAAATCTTATCCTTTAGGTCTACGAAGCCTCCAAGGAAACTCTGAACATTTCTGTCCATGAGACGACAGCTTTTTTTCACATCAGAACAAAAGTCGTTTATGTCTTTAGTTGCCTTAGACTCACGACCGCTACCAGAGAAAAGAATTACCTTTACGGGTTCTCCTTTGACTGTGGGTAGGACTTCGCGTGAAAAGAAACGTTCTGCCGAGTTAGAACCACCCGCAGTCAAAACCTTAACACCCGTAAGGTCATGGCCGTTATTTTCTAACCATTCTATCCAACCTTCACGAGTCTTGACGCGCACGATACCCGACCCTCCTGAACAGGTCGCAATAACTTCATCAACGATACGCGTAATCCAGTGGCCGCCTTCCTTGTAGAAACCGTACAGGTTACATTTTTTCACAAAGAAGTCTTCGATGTCTTCGCGGGAAAGGTCAACTTCACCCGCAGATACAACATGAACACCCGCGGCAACAAAGTCTTTCCAACCGAGAGTTCCTGCATAGTCGTGATTGTTAGAGATTATACCAACACCAATCCTATCAGATAATGGAGTGTCAGATTTTTTCTCTACGAAGTCTGCGCAAGGTATCTCTTTAACACCAAGTTTTGAGCATTCAGACGCACGTGTGCGCCCATCTAATGGTGCCTTAGTTGTAATTGTGTACATCGGAGGTGCATGGTTAACGTCCCATCCGCGGCGGTCAAGGGAAACAGAGAGGGGCTCTGCGTCTGGAGTACCTTGATGACGAATACCTAAGTTATCATCAAAAAAGTCTTGTACGGGACGCATGGTCATCCCAACATATGTTATGTGTGGGTATTTTTCTTCCCAGTAAGATTTGGGGTAAAGTCGTTCTAGTTCTTTCAGTGTTGATTTGTAGCCATTTTCATAAAATTCATTGTTAGACATAATAGTCTCCTTTAATTGTTTAGACAAAATTGTCCTCTTAATTGGTACACGGTTTGCTCTCGCATTTTGTGTCACCACATGTATATAGTATCAAAGTATCAGGCACTTGTCAACTACTTTATTGCAATCGCACCAACAAATAAATGATTTTGCCAGAACGGTTGAATCTTTGTTGAATCAAAACCAACACTGCAAAGTAGACCCATAAGGTCATTCCAAGTCATTGGTTTCAACATAGTTCGGAGAGTCTTCTCTTTCTCCATAATATCTTCGTAAGTAAAGTGTTGTGCTTTATACTCATAGAACGTAGATGTCAACATATCCTGTATACGAGCATTTTCTGCGTAAGTCTTCTCCGCAAATATAAACGCACCACCTTCATTGAGACCGTCATAGATATTCTGCAACACTTTTTTTCTCCATAAAGGCTGCATGAACTGCAACGTAAAGATAGAGGTTACTAACGAACAGTTCTCGAAGGAATGATGGATTATGTTTTTGTTTTGAAAACAAACATGATGTCCATTCTCATTAAGAGTTTTTTGACGAGAGGCCATTTCTTCCTGAAACACTTCAGCATACTCAACACCACAGTAATGTGCATTGGGTGCAGTAGAGTGATTCTGTTCAATCATCGCTTGAACGGTCTTACCTGTGCTACATCCGATATCAACTACCTTAGTATCATTCTCTACGAAGTAATGAGAGAGTTTTACTACATCATCATGTAGTGTGGAGTAGTGACGAATCGAGGCGTCGATATGATTGTCGAATCCTTCCTCACGGTGACCGAATGTAAAATCTCTATGAGTAGTTCTTTCTCTATCTTTCATTATATACCTTCAATACATTATCATAGACTGACTCAGCAATCTGTTTCATCATTAATGGTGGTACCATACGTCCAATACGTTCTGCCTTTTGGTTCCACTTACCCGTGAGTTTAAAATCATCAGGAAGTGACATTATACGCTTTAATTCGCCTAGTGTCAACTTTCTTGGTTCACTCCAGTGGAATGCACCCGCAGTTGTGTCACCGTTACCCATCGCGGTCAATGTCGGTGCAGGGACTTCAAGAGAAACTCGTTTGAGATTGAAGTGGTGGCCTTTGGGATGGTAGTCCATACCAGACAGCACTTTCTTAGGGAACGTCTCCATCTTAGAACCAGTTTGTTTCCAGTATGCAGTTCGTTCAAACTTCTCAGTGAGATACTTGACTTCTTCATCATCATACTCTAGGTCAATCAGAGCATCCTTGAGAGGGATTGCTGTGCGGGACGGTGTGGGGAACAAGTGGTTCATAGTCAAGAAGTTCAGACCCACTTCATCTGCAACGTCTTGGCGTACCGCAATAAAGATAACACGAGAACGTGTTTGGGAGACACCGTAGTATCGAGAATCCAGCACTTCAGATACGACTTCATACCCGATATTCTCGAACTCATTAAGTATACGGTTGTAGTACTCTTTAGCCTCACCGATGGTCAGACCCTTAACATTCTCTGCAATGATGACCTTGGGTTGAATATCATTAGCGACACGTAAGAACTCAAAGAACAGGTCTTCAATATTCTCTACAATTTTACCGTCACTGTACAACTTAGTCTGTCCCCACCCGTCAGAGTGTTTGCCTTCAGATGAATGAGACAGTTTACCCGCGACAGAGAACGCGGAACATGGAGGCGACCCGTCGAGAATATCCAACTCACCCTTCTCCAAACCAACGAGGTCTAGGAAATCTTTACCAGATAGTTGTTTGATGTCGTCGGGTAGGATAGGTGTGTCGGGGTAGTTTTCTTTGTAAGTTACACGTGCCTCTTCGACAAACTCATTAATCGCGAGGATATCAGCACCTGCGAGACGGTAACCTGTGGAAGAACCACCACCACCAGCGAACGTGCTGATGACTTGGAATTTCTTCTGTGATGCCGAATCGTAAACATCTTGCAGATTGTATGGTTGATAATTCATAATATGCCTTTACTGTATGTGAAACATTATACAGTATATAGCACTGCGTGTCAACCCCTTTAATCGATTACTTTAAAGAATTTATGACGCGTCCAAGGTTGTTCTCGTTTCTTGTCAGTGTAGCCATGGTGGTCTTGAGTCACACAAAGACGTTTTGAAATCAACTGGGTAGTTGGATTTGGTATCCCCGTTTTATGTTCATCCTTTCGATTGAAGTAAACTCCAATGTCGCGACCAACACCTATTGTATCACATTCGCTCCAAGGATGCAAGGCAGTATTACGAATTTCGTAATAATTTATTTCTGGGAGTTCTAGGTGCCGAGTGGTGAATGTTCTGAAAAGACGTTGAAGGACACAGTAGGGCCCGCAGTTGATGGGAAAGTTTTTCTGAGTCATCATGTAATGTCCCCAGTGGGCAAACGACTTATCCATGCAGTACATACCCATAAACAGTCCGATGTTCGCGTAGAGAGTGGTCTCTGCATACTCAGAGAGCATTTTAAATGCTTCATATCTCTCTTCGAGTAACCAAGTGTCGTGTTCCATAATCCAGAATTTTTCGTCTGACTCACCTTGTTGACGCATTAGTTCCCAGTGAGAACACATCCCCGCCTTCTCTGTAGGCGAGTGGTCGTCCTTACCGTTACCGGAAAGTATGTCTAGGGTCATCAAACTTTTTGACCAAACGTACTTGTCTACGTGCTCTTGGAAGTTTTCGGAGTTTGGGGTAATCGCATCGAAGGTCTCGATGGAATCGATGTAGCCATCATCAATGGCTCGTTGGAAAGAACGTCGAGAGAGATAGGCATACTCCTCAGACCGTTCATCACCTTTCATAACAATTTGTAGTGCTTTCATATTATCCACGAAAAAGGGGGATTTGACTCCCCCTCATTTATTACTGGACTAATGGTTGTAGACAGATGAACATGGTATATGCCACGGTCACTATCGCAAAAGTCAAGGAAACGTCATCGAAACTAGGTTTGACCCTGTTCGATTTACGCACTCTTTCCTTCAGTCTCATTTGTTCTCTCCTCGTTTAACAGTTGAGGTCTAGGATTAGACCCATTGATTGTTATTTGACGAGGCTTCTGACTCTCAGGGATGACGACTTCCAAATTTATGGCTAGTAGTCCTTGTCTGAAATCAGCTCCCATTACTTCAACATACTCCGACAGCCGGAATTGTCGTTCGAATCGTTTTTGTGATATCCCTTTATGAATATACTCTCTTCCCGTATCTTTATGCCGCCCTCGGATGGTCAGTGTTCGGTTCTTTACTTCGATGTCGAGCTCTTCTTCGCTGAAACCAGCTACTGCAAGTTCGATTAGGTATTGATCCTCACCCGTCTTCAGAATATTATGCGGAGGGAATGTGTCGCCCGAGTGCCGCGAGATACGATCCAAGTCATCAATCATGGTATCAAAACCAACGAATGCTGAACGAGGGAATATTGTTTTTGCTGTTAATGTCATGCTGTTAACTCCTAATTAGTTAGCAAGTTTAAAATGGATGCCCGACCAATTCGGCACATCCGGTACTATATATACAAGTTATATCTTTGAAAAAGAAAATAACTAAAAATCATTTCCTTCTTCGGGGGTATCTTCAGCATCGATGTTAATTATAGGTACTGAAGCATCAACCAACACAAGTTTTTCTTTCTCTAACATGTCGATTATTTCTAACGTGACCTTTATATCCATCTGAACGTAAGACATTCTTCTCTCACAATCTAATAGATGTTCACGATAAAATTCTAATTCTTTCTCTTTTACTAGTTTCTTGGTATGAATCTCTGCGATAGAAACTACATTGTTTTTCTTACCAACCATCACCAATCCTCAGTAATACATTGATGGGTCAGGAGTTCCCTCTACACCAAAGGAAAAGGAAACACGAGATTCGCGGGGCATGACCTGATGGTGAGTACCTCTCGGAAGGTATACGTACATACCTGGCTCAAAGTCAAAAAATTCGTTATCATTAATACCTTCTACTTTTAGACCGACTGTGCTGATAACTTGAACGAGAAAAACGTCCATAGAGTCTTTGTGCCAAGGGTATGAACCACTCGCACGACCAAAACCACTGAATGCAATGTTAGTAATCTTGTTGGCGTGGAGAGTGAACACCTCTTGCATCTCTTCATAAATGTTCTTAGCAAACTCCGGTGCACTACCGCGAGAGTGAAAAGAATTTAATCCAATACGCATTTTATCCGAATTACGATCATATAGGTCATTCGGATGAGAATCCATCATAGCCATGAATTCATTCCAATTGTAAGTCGACCCCATATCAAATGGAAGCCGACCTACAAATGGGGTCTTTGTTCTTATCTCTTCATCTTTATCTTCAAATATACCATAATAATTATCTGACATCAGCTATTACCAATATTATATTTTGGTTGTAATGTCCAGTTGGACTTATCTTTATATGAGATGATTTTAATCTGTCTCATCGGGGCGCAATCTTTTGCGACCTCTTTATTGACTATAGTCACCAGTCCCCAGTCTGCAAGTAACGTGGCGATAGTATTACGTCGTTCTATATCAGACACTTCTAGATTTGATTTCTTACCGTCCAGTAAGAACAATTCCTTGAAATGAACGATGAAGTACCTACCCTGCTTATGAAGGATATGGCACGATTGGTATAGGGTATTATCTCTCCGAGACGCAACACCAATACGAGTTAGGGTTTCTCTGACTTTTAGAAAGTCGTCTGGTTCTGACAGGACTATCTCCAACATCATGTCAGAATTCCATTGAACGAGATTATTCTCTTCCACCTGTGGACACCTTATGTTTAATGGTTTTTATTTGTGATTCCGTTAAGAGCCCGATAACTTGTTTTGCCTTTGACTCACTATAACCAAAATATATTTTGACACAGTCCAAGTCTGCTCTTTCGTCAGGTTTATCCCATTTAGAGAATCGTTTCTTCTTACGTATAATATTTATAAGAAAATCGTATTGTAACTTGTCATCTAAGTGGTGAAATTTATTCATTTCATTGGATAAAAATACCGTATCCGGAAAATAGGATAGAGACCGATTAACGACGAAACCATTATAGTATTTAACGTTGTCTTCGTCTTGGTCAATTAGATTCACCTTAGTGTCGTTTATACTCTTCAGGAAGTCGAACGGACTTAGTTTAGATTTTGTCATCAAGTTTACACCATCCATTTTCATAATCCTTTATATACAGCAGTTCGATTCTTTTGCGTTGTCTATCAGTCAATAAACTATTATAAACTTTCATTTTGGATTTATTGTCGTGAATATCTAACACGTCTTCCGAAAATCCAAGTTCAGCCGCATCGTTCAAGAATACCATAAGTCGCGACAGTTCGTCAATATATACCACCATGTCATACTCTTCTGGCTTTCCCATATACCAAGACTGGGTGTAAAAATGATTGTTTTTCAACGTCCCATCTTCTATATGGTCAAGAACTTTATCTAGTTCTCTATCCATAGAGGGTAGTTCATCGATTCTACCCTGTCTAATATATTCAGCCTGATTTGCGACGATATACTCACACGCGGAACGAAAGCGAATAACTGGGTCGCGACGTACAGCAATGCGATAACTACTTTTGCGAAACGGGATATTAAACTGGTCTCCGAATTGTCTCACTTTTATTATACGGTCAACACGACCAATATATTCAGACACCCCGCGATGTAATCTATGTAGTTCCTTCAATGAAGACATGCCGTTTTTAGGGCAGAGCCTCACATCAATGTTATTTGGAAAATACAGCACATTGTCTGCCGGAGACATCTCATAATATTTTGTGTTATTAATCACGGCTTGACTTCCACGTTGGCCATCACCTCAGTAAGACAAGCGACTAGATTCAGTTCGTGGTCTGCAACAAACGCATTCTTGTACTGGTAATCCGCAAGAATAAGAACCAATTGTGGAATACTATTTGGTGCAACGTGGTCATACATTTTATCGTAGATACCACGGTAGATAGATGCGGGTTCTAGGTCAATGTGGTTAACAACCCATGACCGCATCTTCTTGAAATTCTTGTCTCTAATAGCACGGAACAATTGAGTGTAACTATCGGAAATATCATTACCAGAGACATTAGGTATATTAAGTGTTCCGGAGAGAGACCCCTTCTGACACTCATTAAGTACTCGACGCCAATCTGGGGCGTGTTTCATTATTACCTGTGCAACGACATTCTTATCGAACTCCACGCCTTCTTCTTTCAAGATTCCTTGGAGACGCTGCATGAACCCACCGCATAGCGAGGTCATAGTTTTCTTATTGAAGTTAAAGGTGTATTTAGAACACCTTGAGTGTAGAGGTTCGATGATACGGTTCTCGAAGTTACATGTCATAATGAAACGACAGTTGTTAGAGAACTCTTCGATGAACCCACGGAGAGCAGGTTGCGTCGATTGTGGATTTAGGTAATCTGCCTCGTCGAGGATAACCACCTTATAACCGCCGGACAGAGACACAGACGATGCGAACTGTTTAATCTTTCCGCGCAGTGTGTCAATGTTACCTTCTTCAGACCCGTTGACTACGATATAGTCTAGGTCAAGTTCCTCACATATCGCACGTGCGACTGTGGTCTTACCAGTACCGGCAGTGCCGGTGAACATCATGTTGAGGATTTCTCCACCATCCACAATGTTTTGAAATGTTTGTTTGAGGTCATCCGGAAGGATTGTTTCTGAAACTTTCTTCGGACGGTACTTCTCTACCCACAAAAACTCATTGCTCATGTACTACTCCATAATATAAATTAACTTTCAATAGGGATATTATACTACATTACTCCCCTCATGTAAACAAACTTTGTACTTTTATTTAGTCGTAAAGGTCAAGCTTTTCCCATGGCAAGTAGGATTTACCAAAGTGTCCGTAGTTAGTGGTCAAATTTAAGTTCAAGTTAAAGAGGTTGAATCTATCAATAATGCCTCTAGGGGTTAGGTCAACCCTATCCAGAATCCATTCAACAAGGTCTGGACGCACTTTACCGTCAGCATATACGTAAACACTAGTCGGTTCTTTGACGCCTATGGCATAACTTAACTGCACCGTACAGTTATCAACACCTTTATTTACAACGATATTTTTTGCTAGGTAACGTGCCATATATGCACCAGAGCGGTCTACTTTAGTACAGTCCTTACCACTGAATGCACCACCCCCGTGTGGACAGTAACCCCCGTAAGTATCAACGATAATCTTTCGACCAGTAACACCCGCATCACCATCAGGGCCTCCGATGATAAACTGTCCGGTGGGATTAATAAGATATTCAGTATCATCGTCCACCCAGTCGTTCAGAAGTCTTTTGATACATGTTCTTAAAACGGTTCGTACAAGTTCTATGTCTTGGTCTGCGGTATGTTGAGCACTACAGACCACCTTAGACACTCGCACTGGTTGTCCTATATCAGAGTAGTCTACAGAGACTTGCGCCTTCGCATCAGGGCCGAAAGGTAACGCAGCAGTAATTTCACGAAGTATACTATGACTGAGACTAATTGCAAGAGGCATATAGTCATCAGTTTCATTAGTCGCGTACCCAAACATAAGTCCTTGGTCACCCGCACCGAAGTCATCGGTTCCTAATGCGATATCGGGCGACTGACCGTGCAGTTCGTTATAGATCTTTAAAGTGTTCCAATTAAAACCGTCTTGCTCATATCCAATGTCTTTTACGACACCTCGTACAATTTGTGCAATGACATCTTTATTGAACTTGTCGCTCTTGTACTCCCCAGCAAGGGTTACCATGTTAGTCGTAACTAGGGTTTCAACTGCGGCACGATTATGGATGTTATTATCAATTAAGTAGTGAGCAACCGCATCAGAGATTGCATCTGCAACTTTATCCGGATGTCCAGCACTCACACTTTCGCTTGTAAATGTATATGCGGTGTCAGAGTAGACACCAGATGATGTAGAAGTCATAACTCACCGTATTCATAATATATAAAATGGAGCCCTCACCACGATTCGAACGCGGGACATCTTCATTACAAGTGAAGTGCTCTACCAACTGAGCTATAAGGGCATTTACTTTCTATTGGGTCTACCGTTTCCGGTATTCTTCTTTCGTTTTTCTGAGTAAGACCTTACTATGTATATTCTCGTAAAGGCGACAAAAGAGAACCAACAAGTAATTATGTTGGAAATCCAGAATGGGTCTGTTATCTCCCACTCACCTACAATCAACCACAAAAAGAAAATGTTGAGGGGGTAATTAATCATCGCCCCCGTCAACACATGTACTGCGGTTTCTTTAGCTATATAGGGGTCTAGTTTTATCAATTGCAGTACATAATAAAAGGTCGGTCTCTTGAATCAAACAGTTTCATAATATAAATCATATTCAAATTCGAATCACATCCTTGGGCAAAGACATTATGACCCAAGAGACCGAAAGGGGTTGCTTTACTTCTTCTTAGATTTAGAAGCTTCTGCAGCTGCTACTTCTTCTTCTGCAAATGCTTTTGCGACGCTTTCGTAAAGTGATACCACTCGGATTGCTTGGTCGCGCAACTGACCAACCGTCGTTAGTTCTTCACCCTTAAAACCACCACGGGTGACTACAGTGTCGACCACAGCAATACAAGAACGTGCAACACGATTCGCTAGGTCATTTAGATTCTTTTGTTCTTCAGTCATTTTAGGCTCCGTAAGTAGATGACTTTTCAAGTGCAATAAAGTATTGCGTTTCTGAAGTAATTGATTTGAAGTTGGAGATTAACTTTGTTGAGATAGAAACCTCGTAGTCTTCACCCAACAACTTCATGTTAGATACTCCCATGATGAAGTTAAAGTCAGCACCTTCAGGGAAGGTTCCTTCAACTAACACAGAATAGGAATTAGACGTAGAGTCATTGGCATCGACTACCGCAATCTCAACAGAATTACCGTTTGGACGGATAGAGATATTATCATAGCCAAGTGCAGATGACGCACGTTTGATCTTACTTAAAGTTTCATTAGTAAGCAAGAATTGTACTTCACCCTGTGGCATAACAATATCTTTCTTTGGTGAAGAAAGCATCTCAGGGTCAGAGTAAAAGTATTTCACCGATGACAACCCGCTGCCGTCAGAAACGGTACAGAAGCTCTCGCCGAAAGTAATCGAAGGACGGTCAACTAGTGACAATACCGACAAGAACTCAGAGAGGTCGTAGATACCGAACGTGTTCGGGAAGGTCTCTTCGATCTCAGCACGAGATACAATGTTCTTTGCGATAGACATAGTCTTTAAGACGTTACCGCCATTGACTACAATGTTTGGATTGATAGTCGAGAAGTTACGAAGAATCTCGACTGTGCGACTAGATAGTTCCATTGGTTTGTTCCTTAGTTAGTATGGTGACCATTATATAACAATATGACACGTCTGTCAAGTACTTTCTTTCATTCGACTGAAGTTTTTATCTTTAACGAATGTCAACTTGCGTTCGAAGTGAGCATCCTCAAGTTCAGTCTTGTGAGATATCACAAAAACATTAGTGTCCTCTTTCAAAGTGTCGATAATCTTCATAAGGTTATCTACACCTTCACCGTCCAACGAAGAGTCGAACGTTTCATCTAGTATCAACAGATTAGTCGATACTGAATTCTTCATCTTAGCAATCTGTCGCCAAGTAAATAGTAGGGACAAGTCAATACGCTGTTTCTCACCTTCAGAGAAAGAGTCGTAAGAAAACGTGTCTCGATATCGTGACCGGATGGTTTCGCTGAAACTATCATCCAGTTCAAAGTGTACAAAGAAGTCTAGAATCTGCAAGTACTTATTAGTCAACTCATTGATGACCGGAATGTACTGTCGGATAATCTTGGTCTTGATTCCGGTGTCGCGCAGTAACTCACTGGCTATACGGTTATAAGACGCCTTCTCGTTAAGAATGTACTTTTCATCAGTCCGCTCATGAAGTTCCGAGTCTAGAGAGTTAAGGTCAGTGTTGGCCTGTCCCATGTCGCCCGAACTATCCGCCATGTTGTCCAAGTCGGTACGAAGTTTATCGATAGACCTTTGTAAAC